CAACAGGTTGAGTTATCTATGGGGATCGAGGTGTTGCTCATATCACCCAAAATCACATTTAACCTATTGATTTAAAATGATGCTAGGTGTTGACCGACCATGATCGGTTATCCCAGCCTTGATAAATTAACCATCGGGTATTAAATTAGGGCTGGGTTAATTTTTAATCACCGAGGTTTATTATGAACACGAACGCATATACCTTGATTGGACGCGCTATCTGTCAGTTATTGGATAACAACACACCGATTTATAAAACGACTATCACTGAGTCCATGTCAGATATTTTTAATGCCGAATATCGAGGCATTTATGATGAACACTGCGAGACATTCAACGATGCGCTGAAATTACTGATGAATAAAACTCAAAGTTGACTGCCAGTAGATATGAAAAAGCCCCGCGAGTGCGAGGCCTTAGAATTCTTTTCTGTTTCAACGAGATGCAATAACCCATCGTTAGAGCAATGATGGGCTATTTTATTCAACAAGTCAATAGTGAACTTCCACAAAAATTGAATTAAGTGAAATTAATTTCTCTTTTTGTGATTATTGATAGAACAGAATCAGCAAGAGCCTCCTCTGTAAAGCACTCCTCTATCAGCGATTCATAGAAGGGCTTAAAATTTCGTGACCATGTTGGCTGACTTATTTCTATCACCGAGTCACAAATAGCGCGTCTAACATCTTCGGCTGGCAGTCGAAAATAACCACGGCCTGAACACTTAGGACAGGTTTTGTAGGTTGGAATACCGATCAATTCGGTCTGTTTTTTATCCAGCACCTCCCCACGCCCATTGCAACGGCATGAATGACTGACTTCACCTTTTCCGCTACAGGCTTTACATGCCACTCTCACCACCTCCCGCACCTGACGCTTTCTGTACCACTCCTCCGGCGTTATAGCTCGTGCCTCTTTAGCCCAGTCTGGAATATCCAGAAACGCGGGTTTACTCCACTTGGTTGTAAATACCTCTGCTTCGATAAACCCATCTTCACAATGCAGTTCTGAACATGGCTTCTTACTGGCTGCACTCCTCGCATAATCCTGAAATGCGTAATTTGCGAGTATTTGCAGAACGCTTTGTTTAACATCCTCATCGAGTTTTTGGATTGCGCTGTATTTATGCGACTGCGTTAGTGCATAGTGATAGAGACTCTCCACTGCTTCATCGGGTTTATTGATCCCGTGTTTCGCCAAAAACAGTTCAATACCCATCCTCGCCTGAGCGGACGCCAATCCTAGCGAGGCCATGACATCGGTAATTGAATATGAATCAGTAGCAGTTGCGGCTGGAGAGTCACTAAACATGGCTGTTTTGGGTGAAAAATATTTCGGTAGTGATTCTAAATTCATCCTATCTCACCTCCGGCAATACTGTGTGAACCCTATCGTGACGAGTCGTATACATCACGCAATTTGTTTTGATCTTCCGCTCCTCCCTGATAACCATCTCCCCATTGGGTTTTTGTATGACGCAACGATGGTGATGACTAGATTTGGTTCTCAACCAACGCGCTTCCTCGACTGCTGCGGATAGGTCGGTAAACACCATTGTTTAGCTCCTTAAGCGCTTTATATTTCCTCATCAGGAACACGCCTTTTCTGATTGCACTAATGGCTTTTATTCGCTTTCTATGTCGCACTATTTGCCACGGCAGATAGATGAGCGTGAAAATCGCCCATGAGCCAATGGCAATCCATGCATCAATTGTCATGCCGCCTCCTGTCTCAACTCCCTGAGCTTCTGCCGGTACTCATCCCTGATGGCTTTACATTCCTCAATCGTCCAACGATGGCGATCATGATTCGATTCGATAGCCTCAACCGGTTTCAGACCAATACGCCGGATTAGCTCCACTCTGTACGGAACCAGATTGCCGGATTTGTGCTGGTTGCAGACAATGCACTGCCGTTGAATATTGCGCTCGTCGAATCTCAGTTGTGGCGCTGCTGCTGTCGTCCGGTAATGACCTGCATCCCATTGAGACGACGTGTACGTGCCACAGGAGACACACGGCAGGTCTCTGTCTCGTTCTCTGATGTAGGCGTTTACTGCGTGCTGAGCTTGTTGAATCCAATAACTGCGGGGTTTTACTGCTAGGCGTCTGGTTTTGAGTTTGTCTCGGGCTTCCACTTCTTTTTGTCGTCGTTCTCGTTCTAACTTCTGTCTGGCTTTTTCGTATTTCTTATCTTGCCGTCGCATTCCTAATTCTGCGCCATGTTCTGGACTGCACCACCATACATGGTCATATTTTGGATGGAACCACACCCGACAGATTTCACATTTTCGCCGTACCTGTTTTTTCATTCTCCATTTCCTTCTTGAGTTTATCGCCGAACCGCTGCGCCCATTCCAGTTCCTGCTTGGCATCATCACTGAACACCACGCCCTTATCAGTACCAAACCAGTGGGCACATTCAATGACCTCGGCTATTTCACCCACCTTCATTTTGCTGGTACGCATCCCGAAAAATACGATGCCACCGCCTAGCCCTCTGGCTGACCGCTGCGCTTCGCCTTTGGTTTGTCTGTTCAGCACAGTAATTAAATCCTTCCAGTCTTCGCTGTCGTACCACTCGCTATCCCATTGAACCTGTCCTGCGATATCACCCAACGTCGCCCACATCTTGCGATTCTGAGCGTTAGTGCGCTTAGGTTCAGAGAGTTTAATTTCGTAGGGTTTCTTGGGGTCTAGCGGGAGAGTCTTGATGGCTTCGATAGCGTTTTGCTGGATGGATTTATTACTGAGATAGTATGTTTTGGCTGTCATCTAACCTCCGTTATTCACCTTCTTGATATCGTTTTCCAGAAATTGCAGTTGTGTTTTCGCCCCCCTGAGCCTCACTTTTGTGTTTTTTTCTTCCTTTAGCAAATTGTCACAGGCTGCTCTCAATTCATCCCGCCGCTGGTATAATTCTTGAATCTCTCGTACCACACACTCGGCTTGACGTGCACTTTCCAGCAAGTGATCAAATGCATCGACATTGCAGCCGCATTGGTCGCATGTGATGATGCGATATTGTTCATCGACTGTTATTGCGCCGTGCTTGCAGCGGGATTGTTCTGGGGTTTTAGGAGTCACTGAGGTGCTAATGCTAGGTTTGCTATCATCGCCAAATTTGAGAGTGATGATGTTATCTGTCATCGTCATTTGCCCTCTGGTTCCATGCCTGAAAAGCTGTACGTTTGTTTTCCTGATCCAAAATTGCCGCCGGACAATCATTACAATAAATAAACCATCTCTTGCCATCTTCGGTATACCAGTGAGAACCGATGTTTTTACTACCACAAAACGGGCAACTCAGTAACTCCTGTGTTTTCTCTGTCATTTCAAACCACCTTGTTAGGTTCAGGAAATCCCACTGACACATTGAAGTGAGCGCCAGCATCACAGACAATACCGACAGCGCTCTTCCCCCATGATTTTTTACGCATAGCTGATTGCATTTGCCCCGCCTTTTTCCTTGCCTGATTTTTCGTTACACGCACCGGATTGAAATCACCATCCAGCAGTGGAGCGCCGTTGATAAAAATTGGTTTAATTTCCATTATTTCGAGTGTCATACCCCCTCCACCAGCTCATCAGGGATGTCCACCTCGTCACCCAACTGTGCAGCCACGACAGCACGGCAGATGGCAATTTGTGGTGTATCTCCGTACACTATGCTCACATAATCATCAGTACATAGCGCACCATCTGTAATTGATAACCCAGCACAATAAGTTCCACCCATAACTGGGGTTAAATCCATTTCGTACTTCTCAATCAGCTCCCCACACTTCGCCCAGTCGGTTGAGGGAGCGAAGTTACCTTTGCCGTTACTGAGCAAGTAATAATCGCGATTAGGCGCTTGAACTTCCGTATTATCCTTGTTAGCCGCTCCACCAATTGCCAGACATACAGCCCAGTCCAACGCCCGGCCTGTCAGCTCACTCGTTTTGATTTTCATACCCGTCCTCTCAAAATTCGTCTCATATCGTTGTAGATAACCGGATGATTACGACATCCGCACACGTTATTACGAATAGCTGCCTGCATAACCTCATCAATGCGATCTAGATTTGGGTCTAACTGTTTCATGGATTTTTTGAACGTCCATCTGTCAGATAAAAACCATCTGATTAACTTCATCTCTTTACCCTTTCGAAATAGTGAGTTATCACAAATCTGTAAACCCTCCGGGATAACTGATTGGCGAGTTTGTTTAATTGCTGGATAGGCCAAGTGAGAGCAATAATTATGGCGAGAGGAAGTAAAACCAGAGTTGCTATTGATATTCGAATAAAAAAGTTTGTTATCCCTTTCTTGGCTTTTTTCATCTCAAAAGTCCTTCTGGTGGGGTTCCCCCGCAGGAATCGTTACCTTATGGAAATATTTGATTTATTACTTGCAACTCGGATGAAGTGGCGAAGCAAATCCACGCTCATCCAACTTTTCTCTGTTAGATGGAAAATCCATGGGATTAATTTCTCTGGTGTATCGCAATCTGAAATAGCGATTTCATACTGATCCATTCCGTTGAAGTAAAAAATAAAATACTTATCCGTTACCCTGATGGTATTTTTCAATTCCTCAATTTTCTTCAATCTATCTTCGACTACTTCTGAAATATGTTTCAAATTCATACATTTGCTCCTTTAGCAAAACGTTTTTGAGGTTTGTTATCACTGTTCTGGCAAACTCTGGCGGCTTCCTCCTGATCCACTGGCAGGAAGTGACCATTTTTGAAACGTTGATAGACCGTTCCGAGTTGCCCGAATCTGTTTTTTGTTACGATAATTTCAGCATAGGGCGCTGCGGGGGAATTCTCATTGTACACCGCATCGCGATACAACATGATGATGCTGTCCGCATCTTGCTCAACACTGCCGGAATCTCTTAAGTCAGCGTTTACAGGGCGTTTATTGGGACGAGTTTCAACATTGCGGGATAATTGGCTCAGGGCTATAACAGGCGTTTTGAGGTCTTTCGCCAGTCGTTTTAAGCTGGAAGAAATATGCGCCACGGCCAGATCATTACGCTCTGCCTTTGGCTTATCAATCAGCCCCAGATAATCAACCATGATGAGAGATAATGCCGGGTGTACTTTCTTGTGACGCCGTGAAATTGCAGCAATCTGCTCCACCGTCAATTTACTGGCATCAATGATCCATACATCCAAGTCTTGTAATCGCCCCAAGCCAACAGTAACCCAATCCCAACCTTCATCATCCAGTCGGGCAGGATTTCGTAAAACTGATACTGGCAGGTTAGCGGCTCCAGCCAACTGGCGTTCGATAATCTGCTGGGAATCCATTTCCATTGAGAAGATCAGTACGCCGCGTTTCTGTTTGGTTCCTGTGATTGTCTGGTTTGCGACTCCCTCAGCGACTTTCAGCGCAAACTCTGTTTTACCCATGCCGGGGCGAGCAGCCACAATCACCAAATCGACGGGGTTTATACCACCGGTGATCTCATCCAGCTCTTCAATGCCTGTCTTCAACGTGTCTGATTGCTCGCCATTTTTGAGACGTTTCTCCAAAACCTCGGTGTAATCATCCAGTAACTCAGAAACATGCAGCGGGCGGATCTCATCGCGTGGCTTACGCACCTCTGCAACTTGGGAAATAAACCAGTCCATAGACTCCGCCGCGTTCTCAACCGTGCCACTCAGAATGCGTTCCTTAGCCTCGTCCATTAACTCAATCATGAGTCTGCGTTCATAGTTGGCTGAAACTTTGTTCGCATAGCCAGTGAGGTTAGCGGCACTGGGGCAGTTCTTGGCAGTCATCATGACATTGGCGAAATGATTCTCACCCATCGCATCAGCCACCATCAGAGAATCAATTAACCCTCTGGTTTTGGCCTGTGAACGAATGGTTTTGAATGCTTCTCGGTAGAACGGGGTAGCAAATGCCTCTGGCTCCAGCGTTGCCAATACATCACTGGCATCAGGTGTTAGGCCACTAATCAACAATCCGCCAATCACACTGGATTCAAAATCGTAATTATTCATGGTCTTTCTCCGCAAATTTCCCTTCACGAACGCCGGTTAATGTTTTTTCTCTCAGCAAATAATCAAAGTCTGCCGTCCATCCGCTATCACTCCCACCAAAGAAAAACGGCCTAGCCTGACCAACGAATGCCCGAACATAGGCTCCGAATCCGTCAACATTTGGCGTTAACAGCTTGGGAATTAATTTCTTTAACGCTTTCTGGCGCGGAGTATTGATCTCTACAGCATGGGGCAACCTGTCACCAACCGCCTCATTGTAGGCATTGAGGTATTCGTCGTAGTTGATTTTGGGAGTGGGTTTTCGCTTTTTAGGTTTAGCAACCTCACCGTCATTCCCCTCGTGAGGGGTAAGGGGTGTATTTAATTCTTGTTCTAATAACTTCTTACTCTGTTTGACCTGCTTTGTTACCTGCTTTGTTACCTGACCATCGCTGAAAGCCACGTCATGACTGGGTTTGTTTGTTACCTGATTAGTTACCTGCTTTGTTACCTCAAAATCATCTACCTGTTTTGTTACCTCGTATTGCGTTGAACCCTTATAGTTATTGGGTTTGTTTGTTACCTCAACATCAAGCTGATAATCGGTATAATTTGAAATGGTGATCACCGTTCCATGTCGATTACCGCTAAACGTTAACATTCCCTCCGAAGAAAAGAATTCGAGCATATCCCTGACCTGCTTAGGGGTCTTCTCATTCCCTTTGGCATCTCGTAACTTTCTGGCTAATAACCGGGGTTTTGTTACTAATTGCCCTGTATCCAGATCCCAATCAACACCACCAAATTCAATGCGTCTGGGTTTGTATTGAGCCATCCCCAATAACCTAACCCATAATGCTAATTTGGCGGTATCATCCGCCCATCCACTGGACAGAAGACTCCTGAACAGTGCAAAGTGCCCCTGTTTTTGGTTTTCCATCCGTGCGCTCCTTGAAGACGCGTTCGCACCAAAATCAGCGTATGCAACGTTACTCATGGCGTTTCCCTCCGGTCAGTTCTTCGCGATGCTCCAGCCGTAATTTGGCATCCTCCAGAGCATCACGCAGTTTTTCACATCCCTGTTCGGTGACAGAACGAGTCTCCCGTTCGCGCGTGAGATTTTTATGCACAGCGCTGTGATTAAATTTCGTTTTCATGTATAATTAACCTCGTTGAAATGGTGTTTTGAGAGGGACTTGCATACTTCCTCTCAGTCGTTAAATCGACATCTCAAGTTGCATTTCAGAAGCCTCAGTTGCGTCAACAACTGGGGTTTTTCTTTTTGGGTATCGGATATACTCAAGTGCTTCTATTAATGCCTTCGCATCCTCCCGATTTATCACTACGTTCGTGTCTGGCGCGTCATATTCAATGGCAACCAAAACGCGAGCCATTTTCGCAATGAAGCTAATGTCATCCAGTTTTTGTGGTCGCTGCCAACGAGTGATTTGTGATTCATGAAAATCAATTATTCTGGCTACATTCCGTGAACCTGTCAGCGCGATTTTGTTAAGCAATTCACTTTCCTTATCTCTGAATAATTTGCGGTAACTTGCGTGTTTCATTCGTAAAATGTCCTAAAGTTAAATTTGGTTAATGTTTGTTTAATAAATAAACGATAGATATCGTCTATCCTGAGATAGATGATGGTGATTTAAATAGGAGATCAGGCTACCCTGATAATTTCGGGTCAGCTTTAACTGCCCCTCTTTAAGAGGTTCAGTTGATTTAGCCTACCAACAAGGGGGTTGATTGATAGGGACTCTCCACACGGGCGGAGCATTCATTGTAAAAAGCGGGTGGTTAGGCTGCCTTGGGTGGAAATATGTCATCAAGAGAAACATTCGCGCCGTTGCTATTAAAAATCTCGACAAATTTGCGGCATAATGTGAGATCTATTTTTCTGCGACCAGTTTCATAATGGCATATAGCACCTCTTGTGCATCCTACGTGAACAGCTAACTCTGATTGAGTTAATCCAAACTGTTCACGGTATAAACGTAGTTTGTTCATGCGAACCTCCTTTTCAGACTCAAAGTATACACATCGTATTCAAAACATCAACAAGAGTATACCAATTGTGAGTCCAAAATATTGTATACGGATCGTATAATTCAAATATGAACATGACTTGGTTTGATATGGCCAAAGACCAAATGAAGGTCGTTGGCATTACATACGATAAATTAGCTGAACATCTCGGAGTAACAAGGGGTGCGGTAGGCCATTGGCTGAACGGAAGAAGGGAACCGTCGCTGAAAGAAATCGCGGCAATATTAGGCTTTATAGGGATTAATCGAGTTATTCTGAATTCAGATGGCACTATCTCAACTGTAGATCAGCAACCACCAAATGATTTAAATAGCAAGCCACAGCCCACATTAACCAAAGAACAAGCTAAGTTATTGGAACTATTTGACAGCCTGCCTTCCGAAGAAGCAGAGCGGTTCTTACGTGAAATGAAAGCAAGATCAACTCATTTTAATGCGATTTTTGCTGAAATGCTGGCAAAGAGAGGCATTAAAGCAAATTAACAAAATCTGTTACAGAAATAAACTGTAACTAAACGAAATGTTAACTGCGTCGTAAATTTTAATATCAGCCCTCTGTAGTGAGGGCTTTTTTGTGCCTGTCTATTACCTTCCTTTGGTCTATTAGTGACTGCAATCACAACATCCAACCCAAACAAAAATTTATATCCTTATAAATCAATAAGTAAATTTTAAATACCAACAAGGTATACGATTTGTAGTTGTTTTTAGGTATACAACATGTATACTTTAACCATCGAACAGGCAGGACGCCCACGAAGTAGCCGCCAGTGGCGTAAGAAGAACTGGATGATTCGATAAGAAGCACCAAAAGAATCAAGTTAAAGCAGTACCTACAATGAATGCTCCGCCCGTGTGGAGAGTCCCTACCCAAAGTGATTTTTGGGGCGTGGTTAGCAGAGTCTAAGGATAGACACAGAGTCACTGTAAAGTTTGCGCATATCTTTTAGCTACGCGCAAATTTCAAACAGTCTCTCAGTTCATTAACTGCGCCCCAAAACTTACTAATTGAGGGTAATCAAATGGAAAGTATCACTATTCTACCTAAAGGCGGTCGGTTGAGTTCCAAAATGTGCCGCTATCTGGAACGTGGCGATCTAGTGACTCATCACCGTTTAGAAGAACACATTCGCCAGTCCGAAGTAAAAAATCTAGAGAATATTATCGATCAGGCATTCGGAGTAGAAACCGAGCCGCGCAAGGTATTAACCATTCAGCGCAAGCCACAAAATGATGGCGTTAACGTAATAGCCAATCTGATTGTTCAGGCTAAGGGGCTTTCTAATGAGCCACAAGAAGACAGCTTCAATAACTGCTGCTTACCACATGTAGCTCTTTACTCAACTAAGCAAAGAGCTAGCAATCGGATACTGGAGTCAGGCGGCGTTACGGCGAGGGGGTGAAATAGATTAGGGATTGCACAGCTATTTTCTTGTTTTTTGACCTCAAATGAGGTATAAAAAATAGAAAATAATATAAGGATAATTCATGCACCCTACAAACAATTTAGCAAGAACAATCGTCCATACTGAACCCAATATAGTCGATACTCGTTTGGCAGCCTTAGGATTGACTCAGGAAGACCTGAATGAAATCCTTCGGCAGGCAATGAGCTTTAGATTGTCTACAACCAAAAATAACGCAGTAACAGCAGGTGGTACTCTCTTTTATCACGGGGCAATACGTGCCATTCGAGACGTTTTGTCCAAGAAGGGCTTTAAACGACTTCCCTTGAGCAATGTTGAATTAACCGTTAACGACAGGATAGCCATTTATATTTGTAGCGGAAATGACCAGACTGGGTTGGTTAATGGTTATCCCGAATCTGATACGGATAAAGGTGAATTTACCTTAAAATTGCTAGGGCTTGTTCAGAATAATCACCCTTTACAACAGATTTTGGACTTCCAAGATCAGCAAATGAATTTAGACTTTTCATCCCACGATGAAGACAAACCTTCATCTGCTCAGCTAGGTTTAGATGTGTGGTTTCTTCTCCATTACGTTTATCAAATCGATGAATATCAATGGGGAATGCAGGCTGAATTTTCCCAACCCACCACCTATAACCAAAAAAACGTAGTTAATGGGTTTTCTACGCGATTAATCCTGAATACAGCACCAACAGATCCTGTCGTTAAACAGGATAACGAACCTCAATTCACACAAGATATTGAGATTGATATTTTAAAAACAGGTTAAATATAAATCATGTTTAATTCAGAGCGTTTACGTCTTGCTAGAGAACGCAGAGGGCTGACACAAAAAGCCCTTGCTGAGCAAGCGGGCTTAACAAGCAGAACGATATCCAATTATGAGCAATCCGGCATTTTTGAACCCATCGCCAGTGATAGTATGGCAAAAATAGCCAATGTTCTTGGGTATCCTTTAGCGTTTTTTGGCTCTGAAGAGATCCCTACGTTAAAAGACGACGCTGTCAGTTTTCGAGCCATGACAAAGCTTAGCGCTCAAAAACGCAATGCTGCTATAAGCGCAGGTAAATTAGTTCAGGAGTTATCATCATGGATGGAGCATGGCTTCAAGCTTCCTCGTCCTAATGTTTCTGACTGTAGCTTTGACAATTACTGCTCACCGGAAGATGCAGCCCGAATAGTAAGAGAGCACTGGGGGATCGGTGAACTTTCTATTTCAAATATTATTCACTTACTTGAAGTCAATGGCATTAAAGTCTTTTCCTTGGCAGAAAATTGCCTTGAAGTTGATGCGTTTTCTTTTTGGATGGATGAAAAACCCTTTGTTTTACTCAACACAATGAAAACCCCGGAGCGCAGCCGTTTTGATGCTGCCCATGAGTTAGGCCATTTAGTACTTCATAAACATGCAAGTAATAACGGGCGAGAGGCTGAAATAGAAGCAGACCGATTTGCCTCTGCATTTTTAATGCCCGAGAGTAGCGTTCTAGCAACAGTACCAAGAATGCCATCGTTAGACCATCTGATTCAGTTAAAGAAACACTGGAAAGTTTCCCTTGCTGCGCTCGTGCGACGCACATTTGATGTTCGCCTTTCCACTGAATGGCATTATCGCCAATTATGTATAGAACTCAGCAGACGAGGATTTAGAACGGCCGAGCCGGAAGGAATGGAGACCCGTGAAAAATCTATGATCCTTGATAAAGTGTTTACCTCATTACGTAATAGCGGGGTAAAACGATTAGACATCCTTGACCAATTGCATTTACCACTCGATGAAATGCGGGCATTTACCTTTGACCATAATTTCTTTATGACTGCTATTGACGGCAATGGCGAAGTTTCCTCGATGAAAAAACAGCAAAATTCCAGCCTATATCTTGTTAAATAAACCCAGAAATAAATAACTATTATCCTAAATGGGGGGTGGCTCTCAGTTGACTAACTCCAGCTCATTTCCGAGTGGGCTGTGGTGAGTAGAACTGATATATTCATGGATTCGACAATGGGATTCATGAGGGAATGTGTATGGAGGCAATGGCGGCAATAATCTCCTATCTTTTTTGGGGTTATATTGCAGTATTCGGTCTGGTATTTGGATATATCACCTTTCCTATAGGGCTGTTTTTTACATTCATGGCATATAAAAAAACAAGAAGCAGAATTTTATATTCAATCTTGTCTGCATTATTTTTAATCCCACCAATAGCAGCAACCATTATAGTTAAGCAATTGCATTCTTAAACACCAGCCTCGCCAATGCGGGGCTTTTTATTACCTGAATGTAGGAAAACAAAAATGGCAGAATATACATTAACAATAAAATTGGTCACAGATGGTAATAATGACGTAAAACTGAGTACCGAAAGTAATTCGCAAGGTTCTCCATCATTGTATTTTGGGTTTTTCATTTTGTCGTTTCAAGAGCAAGTGCAAAGTAGTTTGCAGGGGAAAGCTGAAATAGCAGCAGAAATAGCTAAATTAAAAGAGCAGTTTATCAATTGCGATTGTGATGACGATGAATAACAGGAGGGTTTATGGAGTGGATTAAATGTAACGACAGGTTGCCAAATGACGATGGATATTATTTAGTGTACGAAACTTTTAATAATAGAGTAGGTGATGATTATTTCTTTCATAACGGAAGTGGCGATCATTGGAAGTTATTTCATGAATACGTAACTCACTGGATGCCATTACCCGAACCACCGACAGGAGAATGATGATGTTTATATTACCAAATATGCCATGCTTTCCAGATACGTCTGATATTACAAATATAACAGAGAGCGAATTAAATGAATTAAAAAAAACCCTGACTAGAGATAACTACCCAAAACTTGAAATTGGTTACATGGTCATATTATTGAATGGTGATGTCGGGGTTGTTGAAGATATTTTTCATGACGGCACTTATGATTGCCGAATGGAAAGAACAGAAAAGTTACACATGTTGCCACCTACAGGTATGTATATAACCCCAACTAGATACAAGGGATATTCTTTGGACTGGGATAAAACTATCGAGGCTAATAGGGAGAATAACAATGTCTAAACCACATGTACACGCAGATTTAATGATGGAGTATGCGAAATTAGCTCAGGAGACTGATAAGCCGTGGGAGCATTTCGAATTTAAATTTTCGGGAGACTGGATGCCTGAAAATATTGCAATATTATTCTTACCTGACCGTGAATACAGATTAAAACCCCGCACTATCCGGATAGGCTCGGTCGACGTACCAGAACCCGTGCGGGAGCCGTTGGAGTATAAACAGCTATATTTCTGCCCTTGCGTATCAAATGATGAAACTACTTCTAATAGTTCACTTTGGACTAATCATGAATGTGACAAACTGTTCTTACAACGCGGCCTAATCCACCTCGACCGCGAATCTGCCGAACTGCACGCCAAAGCACTCATCAGTCTGACCCAGAAATAACCCCAACCTCAGAAATCATCAATCGTTTTCACTAGCGAGGGATTTTTACATGCGTAATAACATGCGCGATGGATGCGCGGTCGTGCCAACAAAACCACAGGCAGTCAGGAACAGGCGCGCATGGAAGCGCTGGATCACGTTATTCATCATATCAGCAATCTTATTTATTCCAGTTTGAGTCATAGGAGATAACCAATGTCATTAGCAACATTTCCAATTAAAAAACGCCACGGAATGGAAAAAATGGCACGGATTGCTCAGGAATTAGAACTAACCGAATTCGAACTGAATTATCTGGTTCGTGAAATCACGATGCGCCAGTACAAGGGACGGGATAAACAGCGCTCTCTCAAATTTGCCGAGGTGCCGTTATGAGATACGACTACAGCCCCTATGGCGCCCAGAACGAGCAACATAAACGGAAATACACGGATGAACAAATAGCCGAGCACGAGGAACTGGAATACAAGCGGGAGGTGTTGGGTATGGAGGGATTGTCCGTCAGTGCTCAGGATTTCGCAGGAGATTTCACATGACCAGCAATCACTGGCGCTCATATGGCTGTTTCGTGCCGAAAGACCCGATAGAGAAGAAGCGATACCTCAAGGAATTGGTCTTCGCAACAATGATAAATAACACCCCACACCCCGCAAGTAAAAAATTGTCGGAACGAGTTCGTGAAGAGCGGGCGGGACAAGCCAACCACGAAGCCGCATTAAATCACCCCCCGCTACCCCGGCACATGGCAGAGCAACGCGCTAAATTAGAACGTCAGGCGTGGCGGGATTATTACGCAACTCATCACATAGAATATGACCATTATAAGGGTCATTCACCGACCCGCCGTCATGGTGGTATCTGGACAGGAGACTAGTTTTGACGACATACAGAGTAGTAGATACAGAAACCTGTGACATGGACAGTGGGATTGTTGAGATAGCAAGTATCGACATGGTAGACAGTGAAATTTATTACAACCTTCAGCGGTCACACTTTGTAAACCCACATAAATCAATCTCAATAAACGCAATGGCTATTCATCACATCACTGATGAAATGGTGGCTGACTCTCCGCTTATTGATGAAGTTATCAGTAATTACAAAGGCGCTGATTATCTGGTTGCGCATAACGCAGAGTTCGATAAGCGAATGATGCCGGAAATGGATGCGCCATTTATCTGTACATTAAAACTAGCAAGGCGTTTATGGCCTGAGTTAGAGAGTCACAGTAATCAATATCTACGCTACGCACTGAAACTGAATGTTCATGTGCCAGAGGGATTGCATGCTCACAGGGCGTTGTATGACTGTATTGTCACAGCGGCATTATTCAAGCGTATCAAGGACCAATCAAATTGGTCTGACAAGGAAATGTTGGAAATCAGTAATCAGCCCTCATTGTTGCATAAGTTCAAGTTTGGCAAACATAAGGGAATGACATTCGAAGAGGTTGCGCAAACTAACCCCAGCTATTTCACATGGTTATTGAAGCAACCTGACCTTGATCCTGATGTTGAGTTCACAATCAATTATTGGTTAGCGAGGTAGTTATGAGTGCTGTATATAAAGCCATCAGCAATGTCGCCAAGGAATTGGCTGAAACAGGAATAAAAAAGAATAGCGAAAATAAACACCAAAAATTCAAGTTCAGAGGTATTGATGCTGTCTATAACGCTCTCGCTCCTGCTCTGGTGCGACATGGATTGCTGATATTACCCAGAATAACAGAACGCTCAGTAGTTGAGCGGAAGTCAAGTACTGGCGGCGCTCTGTTCTATGTGACAGTCAAAGCGGAGTTTGATTTTGTCGCCACGGAGGACGGTAGCAAACATACCGTGACAACATTTGGTGAAGCTATGGATAGCGGAGATAAAGCGACAAATAAGGCTATGTCTATCGCATACAAATACGCTGCGTTTCAGGCGTTCTGCATTCCCACGGAAGAGACGGCGATTGACGCTGATGCCGAGGTTCATCAGGTGGCACCTAAGAGTGCTGATGCCGTTCTGCTTGATTTCACCGAGTATGCGACCAATGAGGTCAACAGGGAAAAGCTCCAGCAGGAATATGCTAATGCATGGACGGCATTGAATGGACATCCTGAACTGCAAGAAAGATGCAAGGAAGTCACGGGTATTCGAATTAAAGAACTGAAACAGGCGGCATAAATGGCACAACGCGGAGTTAACAAGGTCATTCTGATCGGCAACTTAGGCCAAGACCCCGAAGTAAGATACCTGCCTAATGGCGGCGCAGTCGCCAATATCACCCTAGCCACATCGGAACAGTGGCGGGATAAACAATCGGGTGAGATGAGAGAGAAAACCGAATGGCACAGGGTTGTGATATTCGGGAAGCTGGCAGAAGTTGCGGGTGAATACCTGCGCAAAGGCTCTCAGGTCTATATCGAAGGTGCTTTACAGACTCGCAAATGGCAGGATCAACAAGGACAGGACAGATACACAACGGAAGTGTCGGTAAATGTTGGCGGAACCATGCAGATGTTAAATAGTAGACAGGGAAGTCAGCAAGGACAGCAACCCCAGCAGCATTCAGGACAGCAACAATCTCAATTTTGGGGAGCGCCACAGCAACCACCGGGACAGCAGCAACAATCACCGCCACCAATAGATTTTGACGATGACGTGCCATTCTAGAGCCATTCGGCAATCCAAATAGAAACATCTAACCCCATCATCAACTAAAACAGGTCATAAATCATGATCAATGTTGTCAGTTTTTCTGGCGGCAGGACATCGGCCTATCTCGTCTATCTGATGGAACAGCGCCGCCAACAAGGTGAAGAGGTTCATTATATTTTTATGGATACGGGAGCGGAGCATCCCATGACCTACCGATTTGTCAGAGAAGTCGTGAAGTTCTGGGATATTCCGCTGGTAGTATTGCAAGCAGAAATGAACCCGCAACTCGGGGCATCAAATGGTTATACAGTCTGGGAACCGAAAGATATTCAACGGATGCCAGTACTAAAACCATTTTCGGACATGGTGAAAAAATACGGAACGCCATATATCGGAGGGGCATTCTGCACTGACCGACTAAAATTGAGACCATTTAACGCATATTGCAATGACCATTTCGGACGAGGCAATTATCAAACATGGATAGGTATTCGTGCAGATGAGCCACGGAGATTAAATCGCAAGGACAGCATTGGTTATTTGGCTGACATTTCAGATTTTGACAAACAGGATGTTTTAGATTGGTGGGAGACACAGCCATTTAATTTACTCATCCCTGAACATTTGGGTAATTGTGTATTTTGTATAAAAAAGAGCAGTAAAAAAATTGGTCTGGCGTGCCAAGACGAGCCGGGATTAAAACGAGTATTCGAATCAGAGTGCATTACAGGGAAACATGTTCGTGATGGTCATAGGAAGACCGCCAAAGAAATTATGTACCGTGGGAATATATCACTGGATGGAATAGCTAAGATGTATTCGAATGCAGACTATCAAAATCTGTATCAAGAAATGGTCGCCGCTAGACGTTTTGACTCCGGTTCCTGCTCCGAGTCCTGCGAAATATTCCAACCAGACCTATTTTAACCCCACCCATTAACTAACGCTACCTCAGTGGCGGGAGGAGTATTACAACCAAAATTCGGGAGGACACAACATGCAGTTCACCCCATGGAACCCCAATCCTAAAGCAGTACAGCGAGTCAATGACCCGCTCCCCGTTCCCACCCAATGCCGACATTGCCGCAGTCACGTAAAGATAGCCCATCACACGGAGGTGTTTGGGAAGACCCGGCATGACGACAAATGGCCGTGGCTCTATGTCTGCTGGTCATGCGATGCGCGCGTGGGAATGCATCCAGAAACCAATATACCACTGGGATATCTGGCTGATGAACCGACACGGATGGCGAGGCGGAATGGTAAACAGGAATTTGAGGATATGCGAAAGAGAGGGAATTTTGAACGCACGGAGGCGTACAGATGGCTGGCGTGGCGGCTGGGGATTAGTTTCAGGAAATGTCATTTCGGCTGGTTCAGTGCCGAAGTGTGTGAGAAGGCAGCGAATATATGCAGGGAGTTTAAATGAAATTACTGAAATTTAACGACGAAATGTTGCAATTGGTCATTAATGGACGAAAGACTCAGACACGAAGACCGATTATTGATGGTACATATTCATATGATTCAGACAGAGGGTACAATACTCCGTACGGAAAAATAAACGACATAATCAGCTTTGCCAACGATAAGGGTGAAATTAAAGGAGAATTAATTATCACCAATAATCGAATTGAAAACCTACATCGTATTTCTAAATCAGATGTAAAAAATGAAGGATTCGAAAGTTGGACAAATTTTGCTTTTGCGTGGTCATCTATTTACCACAATCGCGGTTATGGATGGGATATTGACCAGCTCGTTTGGGTAATTGAGTTTCGGAGGGTTTAATAATGACAAATAAACGTCGTTTTAATTTGTGGCAATGGATGTGGTTGCAGGTTTGGAATTTATCAGAATGGAGCAGAATAGGTTTAGGCCGTTTTGCTCCGTGGGTACTTCATCAAATGATTGGATGCAATTATCCAGTTAAGAAAATTAAATCAGGTGATAATAATGGCTAAAATAATTTATGGGGGTGCATTCGGCATTAAATATAATCACCTGCCAAATTCTCAAAACAGCGATTACGTTACCTTGTGTGGCATTTCGCATGA